AGTGGTACCTTGTGCTGAGCTTACTGTTCAGCAGCATCTAGACTCTATGGCTTATACTAATGCTTGTAACCCTGATACTGTGTATGCTTTTACTTCTAAGGCTGCCGAAGACTTACAAGGTGCTGATGGTAGTATCTTTAAGAAAGCCAAAGACCTAAAATATCGCCGTACTATTGGTATCTACTCCACTAAGCATGAAGATGCCGTAGCTGGTATCATGGCTTATGCTATGGGTATGATGACTGGCACAGTAAATAGTGCTTTCACATTGAAGTTTAAGAGCATCTCTGGTGTAGCAACTGAGAACTCTGAATCTGCTGTATCTGTATCCGCCGTTGACAAACTTAAAAAGCAAAATGGTAATATCTATGTGAACCGCGGCTATTACTATGATATGTTCGAAGAAGGCACTATGGCGGATGGCACATTCTTTGATGAAATCATTTACTTGGATAAATTAAAGAATGACTGCCAACTTGCACTCATGGACTTGTTTGTACAGAATGCCAAAATTGCCCAAACAGAGGGTGGCATGACTCGTATTCATAACGCACTCAATGGTGTGTTAAAAGACTACCAAAAAATTGGTTACTTAGAGACCGGTATTTGGCGTGGTAGTAATATTTTGGACCTCAAATATGGCGATACTGTCAACAATGGCTATCTAGTTCAATCTGAGCCTATTGCTGAACAGAATCAGTCTGACCGTGAGAACCGTATTGCTCCGCCTATCTATATCGCTCTAAAACTTGCTGGTGCTATTCATAGTGCAGTAGTTCAAATTGATGTTAACCGATAGGAGGCAACAATGGCTAACTTCTCTACTTACTCTTTTACTGATATTGAGTTAGTACTCTCCCACCCGAGCTATGGACAATTCTCCTTGAATGGCGAAGGTGCTGGCTCTATTCAGATTAACAAAACTACTGAGCGTTCTACCCACAATGTGGCCGCAGATGGCTCCGTTATGACCTCTAAAATTGCTGGTGATAATGGTACAGTGGTAGTCAATGCTCAGCAAACTAGTGACTTACATTCATGGTTACAAGGCCTCTTTAATTACTTAAAAGGCGCTAATACCAACGAATGGGCCCAAATCTCTATGACTATGCGAGCACCACATATGGGCCGTAATGTGATTGGTACATATGGCTCTATTCAGAAAGAGCCTGATGAAACCTTTGAAACACAGGGCGGATTGCTTGCATGGACTTTACTATTTGGTGATATCCAAAAAACTAACCGTTCTATCTAAGGAGACACATTATGAAAGAAAAATTGGTTGAAATCGAGACAGATGGTAAAAAGCGTACCTTTATTGTGAAGAAATTTGACGCTAGAACTGGCTCTTATGTTATCTACACAGTATTGAACCGACTTTTACCATCTATCCTTGAATTTGCTCAGCCTGAGGCTCGTCAGAAGCTTACTGGTGGTACCGAGGCAGTCACAGAAATGGCTACCAAGGTACTCACTAGCTCTACACTAAGTGAGGCTGAGTTCTTAGACTTGCAGAATAAATGCTTGCGGGTATGTTACGAAGTACTACCAGCGGGCAATACTCCTGTAATCACCAGCACTGGTCAGTATGGTGTAATTGGCTTAGAAGATGACCTTGTGACTATCTTCCGTTTGACATTGGAGGCCCTTGTGTTCAACCTAAAGGGTTTTTTCACCGGAGGCGGCTTGACACAAGCATTCCAGAGCCTGCAGGGTATGAAGTCTGCCAACTAAAAAACCTTGACCCCTTCGTATATCTGCCTGTAATAGAGGGTATGTGGAGCCAGCATGAGGTCTTTGATGGCACCTATGACTTTGATGACCTCATGGACGCTCATGAGATACTCATGGTAAGACAGGAGAATAAACGAAGAGCACAAGAACACCAAGAGTTATTACAGGGGGCATTATAATGGCGAGAAATATAATTGATGAATATCTAGTCTCACTAGGCATAGATATTGACCACTCTTCTATCTCTAAGTTAGATACCGCTCTGGGTAAAATTGAAGGTATGGTAAATGCTACTGCTTCGCTCGGTAAGAACTTAGCAGTAGCTTCTACCGCTATCATAGGCTCTATCTTTGGAATCATTAGTGCTGGTACAGCTCTAGTTGCTTCTAATGCTGATGTAGAGAATTCTTACACAACACTCTCTACTAGCATGATGATAACCGAGAAACAAGCTAAGTCCATGAAAATGGCATTAGATGCTCTAGGTAAATCACAAAACGAGGTAATGCTCAATCCTAAACTCCGTGAGCAATATAGAATGCTGCTTGCTGATAGCCAAGCTATGATGGCAGGCGGTGACTATAAAGCCATGATGGGTGAAGTCACAGACTTTATGTTTGAGTTTACTCGGCTCAAACAAGAGATAGCTGTGGGCATGCAGTGGATATCTTACTATATCATCAAAGACTTGGCTGGACCCTTAGGTGAAGCTAAGGACATCATGAAGCAGATTAATGCTTATATTATCCAAAACATGCCTAGAATCACTCGTACCATTGCAACTGGCTTTGGATATGTGAGGAATATATTCTTTACTATATGGCGAGTCATTAAGGGTATAGCTTCACACATCAAAGAGTTCTGGGAGAATTTACCAAAGGCTGGCAAGAAAGCCTTTATAGCACTAGGTGTGGCGCTTTATGCTGCCAGTGGACCAGTTGGGTTACTCCTTGTTGGACTAAGTAGCTTACTACTCTTACTAGAAGACTACTTTGCATACATGGACGGTAAAGAGTCCATGTATGGTGAGTACTGGGAGAAGCTTAATGAAAAGCTAGAAGTACTCAACGGTGCATGGGACACTATGCTCAGGTATGTGAGAGAATTCTTCGAGTGGGTAGATAAATCTGAGAATGTGAAGAGATTCACTGACCTCATCACTCGACTAGCTAAGGGCGTTGCCTGGCTTGCTTATGAGATAGGCAATCTTATCTATAACTTCTTGACTAAGTTCTATGATACACTTAGTAGAAAAGGTGTATTAGATGAATATCAAGAAGCATTGGGTGACATCACAGAAGCAATAATAGAGCTTTATAACGCTGTTGGAGACTTAGTGTATGATGTACTAAGTATCTTCTTTGAAGACATGGAAAAAACTGATATATTACAGTCTTTCTGTGACTTATTAGTAGAGATAGTTAGAATCTTTGCTATGTGGATACGACTTGTAGCAAGTATCATAAAGCTATTTGCTAAGTTCCTATCACAGCTCAAAGGTGACCCAAAAATAAAAGCATTCTGGAAGAGTGTTACACACCTCTTTGATGAGTTCTTTAAAAAGCTTGCTGGGGGTTTATCTACCTTAGGTAAGATTGGTAAGATTATCGGTCTATTACTCACCGGTAACTTTACTGAGGCCGCTAAACTAGCTGGCCAGACAATTACTGGTGGTAGTGGTATGTTCACTGGTGAAGGTGAGGCCGGTACTACTGCTCTTGAAGATATTGACTATCTTGTAAAGAATGGCCTATCAGAGAAGCTAGCTATCGCTATCGTATCTAATCATGGGCAAGAATCTGAGCATGACCCAACAAACTATGTGGCCAACGATGGTGACGGTAAGCCTTCTGGTGGTTTAGGTATGTGGCATGCTGACCGGCTTGAAGACTTGAAATCGTTTGCTGCCGAGCGTGGTACTGATTGGACTGATAGAAAGACCCAGCTAGATTATATTATAGCTGAGGTTAGAGGTCTACGTCAGGGTTATAACTATTCACACGTAGCAGCTGCTGCTGAGGCTGCTGGCTCGGTAGAAGAGGCATCTCGTATATGGACAGATGGTTACGAGATACCAGACCCGGCATATGCTAACTATGAACGAAGACGGGCAGATGCTACTGCATTAGCTTCTGTATTACAGTCTAAAAAAGACACAAAAGTTGCTATGGGTGACGGCTCTGGTATGGGTATAATCAAAGGCCATATAGAACTTGCTAAGCAAAAGTTCAATAACTGGGTGGGTAATACTAATAGCCTCAGTAGTTCAGCTAGCTCTTTCACTTCTTCGCCAGTTGTATTCAATGGCGGAATTAATGTGAATGTAGCCAACTCTAATGCGTCCGCATCAGATATAGCCAATGCTACTGTACAAGGTATCAAGAAAGTATTACCTCAACGCAATCTAGACAGCATTTACGATAGGGGGTCCGGCGTAGTATGAATCTAAAACCATTAATTACTTCCGTTAAAGACTACGGAAAAGAAATTACTAGCTCTCGTGCTAGCTGGACCGACTTCACAAAGCAAGTAGCTAAGACCTTTGGGAATCGTACTTTACTTGATTATACAACCATGTTCAATAATATGGACACATTCCTACTAAGGTCCAATAGCTGGACTATTGGTGGTGCTGTGTTCAATGGTATCATGAGTACTGGTCACATGATTGAAGTGAATCCAACACATTACCCGGTGCAATCAGGTGCTACTATGACTGACCATGCAGTATTACAACCAGCTGAGCTAGATATTGATATACTAGTCTCTGACGCTCAGAATAATACTGCCTCTTGGGGTAGTGTTCGCACCGGCAATAAGTTTGTGGACCGGCTCTTAGATGGCTATGGTAAGGTACAAAAGTACAAGAACCTAAAAACTATGTTCTCTGAGCCAGGTCAGGTAGCTACCTCAGGTGAACGAGGTGCTTCTGCTTGGGCACTGTTAAAATCAATGGCGGAGGCTCGTATACCCGTAGATATTGTGACTAGGCTTGGTACATATCACAATATGCTCATTCAAAGTGTGCATACTCAGGACGAACTCTCTACACTATATGGCTTACGTGTTACTATTCATTGCTTACAAGTACAGGTAGCTAATGTGGCTGAGGTAGCAGTATCTGCTAGAAAGCAAGTGAGTCAAAATACCAATGGTGGTGTTCAACCGGTGGCTACTGAATCTTCTGCTAATAACAAGAGTATATTAAAGTCGATTGATGATAGCTTATAGGGGGTAAGATATGAAGACGATAATACCTATTAGTAATAGGCCAAATAATACTTTCTCCTGTAAGATACCAGTGGACCATAAGAATATCACTCTTACCTTTACTACTCATTTCAATGAGGTAGCTGGTTATTGGTCAGTATCTATCTCTAACTCCGAAGGTATAGAGCTTATACATAATTTGCCGGTATTACCTAGCCAGAATATACTATCACAATTAGCATATATGCGTATCGGGAGCGCTTATATCGTGAAAGGTGATAATCTCAGCGAGGAAGAATGGCCAAGTGAGGAGTCACTAGGCTCTAATTGGTATTTAGTTTGGAGTGATACACCATGAGTGCTAAGCAAGAAATACTAGGCAATGACCAACAAACCTTATATGGTAGAATGTGGCAAGTATTAGTGTGGACTGGAGAAGAGAAAGCTCTTGATGTATCAGACCTAAGGGTTGTGTTTGAGGTTAAGCAAAATGCGTTAGGGCAACCCGGGATACTACACTTAGTGATATATAATCTGAGCCCAGAATCAGAAGCACAGATTATCCAAGAAGGCTTTCATATTCAGCTTATTGCTGGGTATCAAGCTCAGTATGGTATTATCTTTGACGGCGATATTATACAAGTATTCCGGAACAAGGATGACGGCATAGACTATAAGTTGGAGATTATAGCCGCTGACGGTAAGAATTGGATGGGGTTAAACTTCGTCCGAACTACACTAGCTGCTGGCTGTAACCCACGGCAAATAGTTGAAGGTGTGGCTAAGCTATCATACCACCCTATTGAGATTGAGACTATCTCTGACACTTTACCTAAGCAGGAGCTACCTCGTGGTAAAGTGTGTTGGGGTCAACCAAATAAGATACTCAATGACATTTCAAAGGGTACTGATTCTTTTTATCATGTGAGCCAAGGTAAACTTACTGTCCGTAAATACACCGACCCGATACCGGAGGATAAAATGATTGTTTTAACGCCGGAATCTGGCCTTGTAGGGACGCCAGAATATACTGATGACGGTATACATATCAAAATGCTCTTAAACCCCCTTGTGGGCCTTCATAGCATGGTTAAAATTGATAATGAAATCATACAACGCCAAGCGATTGACCTTGGTATACTTACTGGTACTACCACAATGGACCCTAAGTCTATCAAAGCTACTGACCAGAAGCTAAAATTTGACCCCGACGGTGAATATGAAGTATATTCTTATGTTCACTCGGGTGATACTCATGGACAAGTATGGACCACCGAGGTTGTTGGTATAGGTAGGAATGGTAGAGCGGGTTTACCAGTAGCAGTTGAAAGTGCAGAAGGGACGGTGAGAAGTTGATAAGTGTTGAAAACAGGACACTAGGTGAGTTAGATAATCAGCAAAAGACTGAGGACCAAATTGCTCGTTCATTGTGGACAGCAATACCCGGTATTGTTACTTCTGTTAACTACAATGAGCAGACTGTGACTGTACAACCTACTATACGTGAGAAGGTAAATCTTGAAGGTAAGTATCAATGGCTAGAATTACCTGAGCTTATACATGTACCTTTCTTTATTTATAGTGGTGGCGGTTATACTATCACAATGCCAATAGCTGTTGGTGATGAGTGTCTAGTGGTATTTGCTGATATGTGTATAGACGCTTGGTGGCAGTCCGGTGGCATACAAAATCAAATAGACCGTAGGAGACATGACCTATCAGACGGCTTTGCTATATGTGGATTCAAATCACAGCCACACACCGTATCTGGTTATAGTGGTAATTCAGTCCAAATCAAGCATGGTGGCTCTACTATCTTTGACATTAGAGCAGGGCAAGTGACTATAAATGCTGATGTTACTATCAACGGTAGTCAAACTGTCTCTTCTAATCACACAGTCAATGGTACTCTTACCACCGGTGGAATTAATATGAATAACCATACACATCGTGGTGATAGTGGTGGTAGTACAGGAGGTCCAAGATGAGGTATCGCAGATTAGACAATGAAGGTGATTATACCTTTGGTGCTGGTGGTGCTGATATGCTCACCGATATAGAAGCCTGTGCTCAGTCTATCAGAACTAGGTTGTGGCTATTATTTGGAGAATGGTGGGAAGACCTCACAGATGGCTTACCACTGTTCCAAAAGATATTAGCCCAGCGTGATATTAACATAGCCTCTGAGGCTATTCGTAACCGTATATTGGGTACTCCTCATGTAAGAGATATTATCTATTTTAGCGCTGACTGGGATAACGAGCAAAGACACTTACTTATCTCGTGTGTGGTAGATACTGATTATGGTCAAGTTACAGTGGAAGGAGTGAAATTCTAGTGGCCTATTTCAAGCCATATGTGGACGCCTCTGGCTTCCATTATCCGTCATATGATGACATCAAGCAAGAACTCATAGAGGAAATGAAGCGAATCTATGGGCAAGACCTATACCTAGAGAATGATAGTCAAGACTACCAGATGATAAGTGCCTTTGCTTTAAAGATATATGATACTTATCAAGCTATAGAGCTTGACTATAATAATAGGTCTGTAAAGACCGCTATTGGTACTGCCTTAGATACCTTAGTAAAGAATAATGGTATTACTCGTAAGAAAGCCTCTTACAGTACTGTAAAGCTTACTATTACGGGTGAGCCAAATACTAATATTATAGGAGGTCAAGCTAAGGATAGTTCTGATAACACCTGGGCACTCAGTGAGTATTATGTCACTATACCAGCTAGTGGTACTATTGATGTAGATGCTACTTGCACTAAGCTTGGTGACATCACTACTAATGTGAATACTATCACAAAGATAGTAAACCCAACTAAGGGTTGGCTATCTGTGACCAACAAAGCTATACCTACCCCAGGGCAACCAGTAGAAACTGATGAGCAACTTAGAAAACGTCAGTCTATCTCTGTGGCTAACCCTTCACAAACTGTAATAGAATCTACTGAGGGTGCTATAGCTGCTATCGAGGGTGTAACTCGGTATCGTGTGTATGAGAACGATACTTCTATTACTGATTCCAAAGGTATACCTTCACATAGTATAAGTGCTGTGGTTGAAGGGGGTACAGACAAAGAAATAGCACAAGCTATATACCTACGTAAAGGCCCAGGTTGTGGTACCTATGGCAATACCACTATACAACTTATACCAAGGTCTACTGTACCAATCGACATTAAATTCTCTAGGCCTACTTACGCAGATATAGACGTTCAGGTTAAAGTAAAAGCACTTACTGGCTATAATAATGAAGTAGAAAACGCTATACTAGAGCAAGTGCGTTATTATTTATCTATTTTAGAGATAGGCCAAAATGTGTATATTTCGTCCATATGGGCGGTGGCAGCTCGTGCTATATCAAATATTACAGCACCAACTTTCTCCGTGTTAGAAGTGAAATTAGCCTCTAATAATGGCAATTTAGCTACTACTGACATCACAATAGCACATAATGCTGTGGCTAGATTTAAAAGCTGTAAGGTGGTGAAGTAGATGGCGTTGTATGAAGGCTACCTAGACCTTATTACGAGTGAGCACCGTATCAGACCCAAGTATATAGCAACTGTGAAAAAGCTAATTGAAAGCACAGACTCTATCATGGAGCTTTCACTTATACTGCCAAGCTACTTTGATATAGATAATGCTGTTGGTGAGCAGTTAGATATACTTGGTGAGCAGCTCGGTAAATCTCGTGTACTGCCATTCAACTCCGTAGCTGGCCGTAGCAGTATACTCACTGATGACTTATATAGGGTACTACTTAAAGCTACTATTGCTAAATTCAACTGGCATGGTGGTATAGAGGAGTTATATAAACACTGGGACTCCTTACTACCAGATATCAAAATCTCTATCAGAGACAACCAAGACATGACTATAGATATTACTCTTATTGGGGTTAAAAATGAGCAGCTTAAAGAGATGATACGGCTAGGTTATATTATACCTAAGCCACAGGGTGTGAGATTAAACTTACAAGTATCTGCTAACCCAGTATTTGCTTATGATTTAGATAATAGCTCTTTTGCGGGCTATGAGAAAGGTGAGTGGTCATAGTATGGCAGCTAATAACTTCAAGGTCTTTAATGAGTCTAAGACCAATATTATGAATGATACCGATTATGGTACTCACATTCAACGGAAGAACGGTGTAGTGAGTGGGGTTGCTATCTCAGCCCTCCACAACAAGCTTTACCGACAAACTTCTATTGTAGCTAAAGCTGTGGCTGACTTTATCGCTAGCCAAGAGCTAGATGCTACGGACAATGACTCGGCACTATTCTCTACTAACCTAATAAAGGCATTAGAGAAAGTAACTAAGTTACCTCTTGACGGTCACCGTACACAAGAAGTACTTGACCACCCAGACCAATCTGTGACTACCGCTAAGGTCAAAGACCTAGCTATCACAGAGGGTAAATTAGCCAAGGATTCAGTCACAGAAGCCAAAATAAAAGACCTATCAGTGACTACTCGTAAGCTTAATGATAAGTCTGTAACCATGACCAAGGTAGATGATGAAGTCAAGAAATACCTAGTGGATACTTATATTAAAAAGTCTGGCGATAGTATAGACGGTGACCTTATATTCAAAGGCTCTAAGGGCTCTGTATACTTTAACCCTAACAACTCTGTAAGTGCTAAGGTCTATGTGAATAACAATGGCACATTGGACATTGGTGTGAATAACTCTGCTAATGGGGCAGTAGATAATATAGCACTATGCAGTATGAATAAACCTAAGTGGTATAATAAAAACAGCGGGCCCAAAGCTCTTGCTACGGAGGAAGATGTGACCAATGCGGTAGCTAAGAAAGTATCTAAGGCCGGTGATACCATGACTGGTAACCTCACCTTAGATACTACCTCTACTATTATCATCAATAAGAAAGGAGGTAAAGGTAGTCATACCATCGGTGATGGTGGCTCTAATGGCGGTGATACCAACCTGGATATAGGGTCCTATATAGACACACCAGAAGCTAATCTGTGCTGTTATGAAAGACCAGGATGGTGGGGTGAAAATAAGCAAAAGGTATGGAAGCCATTCCTAACTATACCAGATATAAGTATTACCTCTGGCAATATCAATAACGGTGAGCTGTTGCCTATACCAGAAGGGTTTACTGAAAGTGAGTGTCATTGGCTTTTAAGTATGGACCAATCTAACCCAGAGAGATGGTTCCTAGACATTAGAGAAGGCGGCCCTTGTAACATGATTAATTTTGAGTGCTGGAGGGAAGGACGTACAGTCCATGTGGGTGTTAGATATGGTGGCGTTGATGGCTTATCTAAGAACTATGCTTCACAAAATCAAATAGGTGTAAATGGCGCCGAGGTGTTTATTGGCGGTAGAGCTAATTATATTTGTATTGCAGTCAAGAAAGCCTAGGTGATAGTATGGATTTTGTAAAGAGAATCAACGAGACACTACACACTGGCGATGACTGGGGCCGAGTATACAATATCAAAGGTGATATACCACTAGAGAATGCTCATGGTGTGTGTAAGCTACGCACTGTTAGTGATAAGCTTATACTAGAGGCTGATTGCACATTAGAGGGTAATCGTCTCACCGTGTGGATAAGGGGTAATAAGAGCCTACAAATCAAGCGTAGCTTACTTAGGTGTAAGTATGATGTATTCATTATCACACCTAGCCAGACTATCAAGCTAGTTATGGGCACTATGACTATAGTCCATGATGTGAGTATGCACTAAGGAGGTGAAGAAATGTCACTAGAGGTAGAATCTATTACACCGGTCAAACAGGCAGAGGTAGACGTAAGTATACCGGGGCCTAAAGGTGACCCAGGTGAAAGAGGTGAACCCGGTCCTATTGGACCACCTGGTCCGCCAGGAAAACCTTTCACATTTAGTGATTTTACGCAAGAGCAGCTAGAATCACTACGAGGGCCAAAAGGTGAAAGAGGTGAACCTGGGCCCAAGGGTGAGCCAGGTAATCCTGGTAAAGATGGTGAAAGAGGTGAACAAGGTCCTCCGGGTCCTAAGGGCGAACCATTACGCTTTGAGGATTTAACCGAAAGCCAAAAGCAACAACTCAAAGGGCAAAAGGGTGACCCTGGCCCATCACCTGATACGAGTGAGTTCTTAGTAAAAGATGAGCTCGAACAGATTATTATTAAACTAAGAGAAATCAACGGAGGTAACTAACATGGCTAGACCGAAACAAGCAATTATTAGCGATTTAATGGGTGAGTTAGATAAATTTGGTGGACACATTACACAAATTAGAGACGCTATCCAATCTAAGGGCGTCTCTTCTGAGGGTAAACTCTTTAAGTTTGCTGATGAAATCAACAGTATTGACCCAGCTAGTAACTATGCATATGTGTTAGACGCTGTGAAGCGTGCTAATGCCAAGGGGTACTCTGATACAGAGGTAGTAGAGACCCTTAATAACTTACAGGACAAACATCAACCGCCTAAACCTGAACCACAACCAGACCCAAGCTTTGACCCAGCTACTGCAACTGAAATTCCAGCTAGACAGTTCTATAACCGCAGTGACTTAGAGGGTGAACTTACATGCCCTAATGTAGTTAAAGTAGGCGCCGAAGCTTTTGTAGGCTGTGAATACTCCGTGGTGAAATTACCAAAAGCCAATGATATTGACCCAACCGCATTTAAAATTTCTGAAATCAAGGTATTAGAAATCCCAGCCTTTGTTTGGAAAGATAATAACTTAAATCTTCGAGATAAGTTCTCTAATAAATACGGTCCTAATAAAATTATTGTAGCAGATGAGTCTGTTCCACCTAGTGATATTAGTTTTAATAATGTAAGTTTAGAAGTTTATAATCACGACTCCACTAAAAAATGGGATATCTATAGTAACGTGTGGAAAGCTGTTTAATACTTTGGGGGAGTAAATAATGAATGAGCTAATACACTTTACTAGTGAAGCATGGAGGACTCTTACTGAGTCCTTTGTGCTAAAAACTCTCTTGGCTATCATTGCCGAGGTAGCTATCTATATGCTTGGGTTAAAGCATGTCCAGGTACTAGGTATCTTTATATTATTGGTATTCCTAGACCTAATCACAAAATGGGCCGCTATTGGCTACCAGATGCTACTAGACCTAGGTGCAAACCCTGATACACTAAGCGGCTCAGATAAGTACCTAGCTATACCAGCCGCATGGGGTAAAGGGCTAATTAATTCTAAGCATATGAGAAAGCCTTTTGTTACTAAGGTACTTACCTATTGCCTAGCTACTGGTGCTGCTTGGTGTTTTGACTTCATGGCCGGTAATTATGCTTTTGCTGTAAACCTTACATGGCTATACCTTGGGTCTGTGGAGTTCCTGTCTATCATGGAGAATATGCGTGATGGAGGTAATACCACTATAGCTGGCTTATTAGAGCTAGTTCAAGCTAAGATTGACGGTATTTTAAAGAAATGAGGTAAAAGATGAAAATTGGTACTTACTTTGATGATTATGAGTTCTCTTGTAGTTGTTATAGGCATGAGCAAGACGGACAAGGTCATAATGTGTTAGACCACATTATTGATAAGCGATTGGTGGACTTACTAGACGCTATTCGTGAACGTATTGGCCAACCAATCACAATCAATAGTGGCTATCGTTGTGAGCCTCACAATGAGGAAGTTGGTGGTGTATCTAACTCCCAACACTGCCTAGGTACAGCCGCAGACATCACATATGATGGTGTTGATGTGGACTACCTAGCACAAGTAGCTGAGGAATGTGGTAGTGAGCTTGGTATCGAGGGTGGTATTGGCCGATACTATCACCAGGACTTTGTCCATGTTGATGTGAGAGGCTACGAAGCTCGCTGGGACGATTTAGACTAAGAGGTGTGTAATGTATGAAAACTACATCAAGAAGATTAAATCTACGCTTACTACTAAGCGCCTTATTGCTGGTGCTCTTTGTGTGTTGCTCCTCATTGGTATTGGCCAACTCGTCAGAGGTTACCTCACAGCCAGAGCCAACTATAACCGTGCCATTGAGCACTTGGAACGAGCTCAAAGAGAACTCGAAAGAAGCAAGCAACTTAATCGAGAGCTCCAGCAAATCATTGAGCGAAGCACAATCCTCAATGACGAAGCAGGGAACAGCATTAACAGAATTGAAGATTATCAACGAAGAACGGAGCAAGGAATTAGCCGAGCTCAAAGCTATCAACGAGAAGCAAGCGAACGAGTTGAAGAAGGCCTCCATGACGCTCAAAGAGCAAGAGAGCTCATTGAACGAAACCTCCAACTCATTGATAGAGTTGAAAGAAGAAATCAAGAAGAGCAAAGCCACTGAGCAGCGGCTACGGAGACAGCGCAATACTTGGTCCTATCTTACTGGTATAACTGTGATTGCGGCAGCAATTAAATAATGTGGAGGTGGTCCACCCATATCTCCAGAGTGTAGTCTGGCGGAACTACACATACCCACTGGCTTTATAGCTGGTGGGTAATTTTTTTAGATTGACTATTTACAATCTCTAAGATATCTGATAATAATGTAAGTAATGAATGATAATAATTTCTTTATAGGAGGAGAAAACAATGAAGAAATTTAAAAACAATGCTTTAAAAGAAGTGCTCATGCGTACGTACTGGGGTAAGATTGGGGAAGTATTAAGAACTGATACTGAATGGGGTATCAGTGAAGAAGACCTATATGAGAAAGCTATCAATATAGCTAACAGACATCAAACAGAAGCTCTCACAAGAAGAATGAAATAGTAAACTAAGCAAGCTTAGGGGATAACCTTCTAAGCTTGCTAATTAATATAAACCGGAGGTAAATACTATGTTCATCAATAGACTATTCAACCAAGCACTAGACTTTACATACAGACAACTAAGACATGAGTGCGGTCCTATATCAGCTCATTTTGACGGCCACAGCAACTCTAGCTTATATGTGATACATAACCATTACACAAACGAGAAAGCCGTCTTACGCCGTCAATTTGGCATACCGGGCTCACATCGCCATGTGTTTGGTGAGATACGTAGCAATATTTGGAAAAGATTTTAGAGATTGCTATTTACAATTTTCAAGATTTATGGTATAATGTAATTAATCTAATAAATATGTATTTGATGAAGAGGAGACAATTATGAAAAAGTTCATCAATCAAAAATTCATTAAAGCTATTAGTGTTGCTGATGACCATATCTGGGTAGAATACCTAGAACAGTATAATGTTGAATTTGAGGAGGTAGACCTAATTTCACAGTATCACTGGGATAGGAAGGCATGCCGTGAAGCTAAAGCTAATACTCATAAGGTACTACTACGTAGAACACCGGCCACTACCGTACCAACAGGGTATCTTCCATTAATCTAAAGTTTTCTATTTACATTCTTCTTGATATGTGATATATTATAAATAAGATATATCACATATCTGGAAGAAATAAATAAGATTACTATTGACACCATCCAAGATATATGATATACTATAATTAATCTAATACTTATATATTCTCAAAGAGGAGACAATGAAAATGAGAAATCTAAAAGCAGAAGAAAAACAATTACTTATCAACTTATTCCAATCCGTAGAAGCTGACATGACGCCGGAAGAAAAAGCTAAACATATCTGGCCAGAAGCTCTTAAACAATGCAAAGGTCTCATGTACGCAACTAAGAAGCAATCCATTGCTTTCCTTGTTGACTGGGCTGACCAACCAGTTGACGAAGTAGAAGAAGCTGTGGAAGACCTTGAAGTACAACTCACAGCAACAGTAGAACCAGCTACCTCCAACGATAAGGAAGAAGCCATGTTCACTGTGAAAGACCTTGCTGATGAGCTAGGCCTCACACCATACAAAGCACGTGTAGCACTACGCAAAGCATTTGGTAAAGCTAAAGGTAGATGGCAATGGTCCACAGAGGAAGCCTACCAAGAAGCAGTAGATGCAATCGGAGGTAACAAATAATGTGGAAATCTTTTCTAATCGGTTTAATCATAGTGGTAGTGGGCTCTACTACCACTTACATACTCAAACCACGATACAACACTTTACCCGTACAGCACGTAGTGACAGTACACCAAGGTGATACTTTGCATAGCCTAATCTATAAGCACTATGATGACATCATAGACAAGAGCATTACCATAGACCAAGTAGATTTAATAGACTCAACCGTAGTGACGATGAGAGAGAATAATATCACATCATATCTACAACCGGGTCAACGTATTAAAATCTACATCACATATCGCACTAACTAACCTATAGAAATACCCACATCATGTATTATGTGATGTGGGTTTTCTTTTAGCCAGCTAGTATCTCTCGTAGGTCATCTATCGTATAATCAGCGATGTCTTTCTTATCGAGTATCGACTGCCAGAACAGCTCATCTACGGTGTCCTCTGCGATGAGGTATATGTATTTGATCAATCGGGACTGTTGGCCAATACGGTTGATACGGTCACAAGCCTGTGTGTGGTCTGTGTATGAACGGCCGAGTGAGTAGAAAATCATCGTATGAGCGGCTGTAAGGGTGATTCCTACCCCTCCTGTACTAATTTGTATTACGATAACACGGGGCTCCTCTCTCGACTGAAATTGGCTAATGATTTTGCCCCTTATTTTTTTGCTGGTAGCACCTGTGATACACAGGGTCTCTATGCCTACGTCTTCAAGGGCATCTACGATACCATGAATTTCAGGTATATACTGGGCAAAGATAACTAGCTTCTCTTCACTGTCTTTGACATACTCAACAAGGGCATTGAGCTTAGCCTTGCTCACCAGGGTAACCTCTCTACCGTTATCACCCTCGGTGGTGAGATAGCCCCCAGCGATTTGGTGACATCGCATACCAACAAGAGCTGGTATCGGAGCTGTACTGAACTTACCATCCATTTGTACAATGGCTTCTTTGGCCATCTTCTCATATATCTTACGTGCCTTAGGCTCTAGGGTTACATAGATATTCTGACGTACTATTTCTGGTGGTGGTAACTCTTTGACGTCCTTCTTTAACTTCCGGTAAGCATATTTATACACAATGCCCATGAGGTGGTCTAGGTCCTTATATTTGCGTGGCCTATTCCACATATCAAGCACAGCATATCTCTCACGGAAGGACTTATAAGTGCAATCAAAGATAGAGCTATCTAGGAAGTTGATTTGTGAATACAAATCTAATGGATATTTTGTGACCGGTGTGCCGGTTAGAATCGCTTTGAATGGTATACCCTTACCGATACGAGAAGCTGCCTTTGTGGCGTGTGTATTCCAATTTTTTATCTTGTGTGACTCATCACACACCATAATGTCCGCCTTGTACTTCATCAATCGCACCGATGGCTCCCAGCGTTTATTCTTCTTTTTGGAGAACTCCCATAGCTTTTCATAATTGACGATGACTATTTCTAGGCAGTTCTTAGGTGATGTACCTAGCTTGTCTAGCTCAACTACATTGTATGGGAAAGCAGCATGCTCTTTGAGCTGCCTCTCCCAATCATACACCACAGAGAGCGGGCATACTACGATAGCACGGCGAGCGTTATCGTGGTAGAACCGGTAACCCATCATGGCTATAGTGGGCAATGTCTTACCGGTACCAGGCTCCATAAACAAAGCAAAGCTAGGTAAATGAATACCTAGCTCATATGCTTCTTTTTGATGTTCGAGGAATTGCGTCTTTATGATACGTTTTAGCTCCATGATTGGACTACTCCCATGATATCAGCAATTTCATCCTCACCTTCCCAGCTCCAAGAGCCTTTGTGATTAGGGTAGAGCTTACGGAGTTGACGGCGGATAACCTTGGCCTCTATACCTAGTTGGTCAGCTAGCTCAGCCAGTGTTAGCTTGTCACCATTACTAGCAGACTTCTTTTTAGTTTTCTTAGGCTCTGATGCGGTTACATCATCAGCCTTAACCTCTTTTGGCACTATAATCACACGTTTATCTCTTCTGTGAATAGGTGCTAAGTTTTGGTCTGGTTTATTAGCCGGGTCACGTAGCTCAGCTTCTAATTTAGCTATTGTATCATCAATAAGCTTAGACCGTTCTTCTGCGGAGAGAGCTCGTTCTTTAATGTGTTTCTTTACCAAAGCTACTGCCTCCTCTGGTGATTCTACAACAGCGGCCATGCCGCCAGAGTCATGAATTTGTTTAATATTATATAGTTGATAGTCTGAGGCACCATATTGGCTGGAATCACATTTTACCTCTAAGGCGAAGAATAACCCAGCCACACAACCGAGCAAGTCCGGTATACCTTTTGTCTGGAATTGAGAGCCATGAATCTTCATCCAGTGGCCCCCAACTTCACGACTTAGTGCCTCAACTATCTTACGTTGTAAGGTAGTTTCTGGCTTTTTCATTAGATATCCTCATCAAGTTTTTCTTGGATATATTCACGTACTTTGTCTAAGTTCTTGCGGTCTTTCACAGGCATCTTAGCAAGGCTGATACCATTGTCTTTGGCGAATGAACGGCACTCGGATAAGTTCAATGTGAATACATCGACCTCATCTGAGTCTCCCTCCCCCTCGTCATCTTCTTCCTCATCGTCAGTTTCTTCTAACGCTTCTTGGATAGCGGCTAAGGCAGCAGATTTACGTTTCTTTTGCTTAGCAGTAAGCTTAATATCGTTCTCTTCTGCGAATTCTACGAGTTGCTCTAGGGGCATATCCTCTAGGTCTACATCGTCATCATCTTCCTCAGACTCTGTATCATCTTCTTCCGTTTCTTCGTCCTCTGCTTCTTCCTCTTCGTCTTCATCACCAAGGGCTTCTTGAATAGCTTCTAGAGCAGCTGACTTACGTTTCTTTTGCTTAGCTGTGAGTTTGATGTCATTTTCTTCCGCAAATTCGATAAGTTCTTCTAAGGACATTTCTTCCAAGTCTACGTCTTCGCTATCGTCATCATCTTCTACCCCAGTAGAATCCAGTGGGAATACATCAGTTACACGAGAGCGCTTCTTGCCGTCATATGTTTCATGAGCGATAGTTACACCACAGTTGCAGCCTTCACATTCATCTAAGTTTAATTGGAATGCTTTATCTGGAACAGGTACACCAAGGGCGATAAGTAAGTTTTTAAGGTTAAATAAAGATTGTGGTAATAGACTAGTATTGTGATAGATTTTACTACCTTTTTGCTTGCCATCAAGTACTTTAAATACCCATTTTAAATATTGATTGCCTTGCTGGGATTCCTCTACGCTTACTTCATCAACGGTTACAGCGTATTCACCTTCTGGAATCACACCACCAACAGATACGTCTTTCATGTTTAGATTTAATACACGTTTAGCCATTTTAGTCTTCTCCTGTCATTAATTCAACAATGTCCTTATAAGTAGGATTCACAATAGATTTAGGTACTTCGCCTTCGAGCTTAGGGTCCCGGCGTAGTTTAGTGATATATTTCGAATGTGGACCAAGTCTCATGCGGTATTCTACTACCTCCTTAGAGGTTACTTTACCACCTTTCTTAACTTGCTTCACGGTCTCACTAATATAGGTATTACCAATCACACCGACAGCAGCATTTAGAATCTTAGCTACGGATGGTGATACGTATGGGCCTACCTCTGGAGTAATCATGTTATCTTCATCATAATCCTCTACCCGGGTCTCGCGGTCTTGTGCCGTAAATACAATATTGAATGGTAGGTCTCTGAATAACATAAGCCAGGTCTTCATAAGGCCCGATATTTCACCCCAGCCACGTTGGCTGATAGTGCCAGTAGGTGCTACCTTCTTAGCAGCTAGTTCTTGTAGAGCTGTGACCGTATCAATACATACAGTCTTATACTTATCAGTATCTTTCAGGTACCAATAGAGCTCTTCGAATTCATCCCAAGACTCAATGGGTACAACATAAGCATCCTTAGTCTCACGGATAGAGGTAGTGCCCTTTTCACGGATATCCACAATTAGGATGGGCCCAGGGCAACTAGCGAGGAATGTGGTCTTGCCAGTACCACTACGACCGTAGACAAGCATTTTGAGGTGATTCTCCACGTCCTTCACTGATTTGATACGGTCAGCTATCGGATGGCTCACTGTCGGCTTCCTCGCCTTCGTCTTTACTCTCATGTGAGTATCTCCTTTCTTCAAATTCATATTCTTTAATATAATGAGTATCTAAACCCATCATCTCTGCTTGGCAGAGACTATAAAACTCACAGTGCTCACATTCACGGGACAATAGCCGATAGGGAAAGTCTTTTAGGTATTCCATTTCCTTAGCTATGATTTGTAATTCTGAAAGCAATATATCAACCATACCATCAGGCTTGGGCATGAATCTGCGTTCATAGAACTTATTTCTACGAGCATTTTCTAGCTCAGCTTGATAGTCATTTGGGTCCAGACCATTATCTAGAATAGCTTGCATATAAGTAGCCTCGTCCGTTTTGATTTTCTTATTACGGCTGAGGGTACCGTTTTTTAGTAACTGGGGTACTGTCGGTGGTTTTGTGAGTAAGTAGTCGAATGCTACTCCAGTTGGCTCATATCCAAGTATCTGACATACACGGATATAGATAGCGGTTTGTAAGTCATTCATTCGATACCCCTCGGTAGGGATAGCTCTACCTACCGTCTTATGTTCACCTACCCACATACCTCGATTGTTTTCAAAGAGCCAGTCAATTCGTCCGGTAATGAATACACCAGGCACTATCTCGAATGGCTCTTGACCTTCTTTCACATTACCGAAGGACAACTCTGTGGCTATTGTGTGAAATTCTTCATCAGCCCAATGCTCTTCATAGCCAATCATGATTCTTTCACATTCAGCGGGAAGGTTACCATAGTACTCCTTCTCCTCTTCCATGAGTTTATCATACTCGGCTTGGGCTTCTTCAATGACTGGGTACCAATCCTCGCCTTTTAGATACAATTCTAAGCAATCATGGATAATGGAGCCCCTTCGTAGCGGCAGGCTTTTCCTCCGCTTCTGTAACTTCTGGACTCGCTTATAATGCCACAACTGACGGCAGAACTTCCAGTCTCTGATGGAGCTAAATGATAATATTACAGGTGGCTCCATCTAGTCACCTCCTTTCATGCTTATAATATATCATGTATGATATGTGATGTCAATGGTAAAATTCTACGATTTAGAGAGCTCTTTAAGTCTTTTAAAGTTCACTCCGTTGATGTCATCATACACCACTTCACCTGAGCCCCAAGGGCCAGCCTTTACCTCAACGTCTATAGGCACAGTAATTTGTGTCTTAAAGACTTTCTCGATGTGTTCCATATCCGTCATGATGTCTACAATCACAGGTACCGCTTCCTCTAGATAGTCATTACGTACCTCAAAGAGAATAGCGTCATGGACAGTACCTATAATTTTAACTCTTTCCATGTCTAAGGTGTGAGCGATTCTAACCAGAGAGAATATATTGAAATCAGAGCCCAACCCCTGTACAGGTGAGTTTATAGCTTGACGTTCAGCTTCTGCGGCCAGTTTTTTGTCGCTGCTGTATATATCAGGCAAGTTCCTCTTACGTCCAACTAGGCTCCTTACATACCCATATTTTTTAACAATACGCCTCATGCGGTCATGCCATGTAGGTAAGGCAAAGTAGGATTCAAAGAATCTCTGGCGAGTCTCGATAGCTTCTTCCTCGGTGTAATCTACTCCATATTTATCACGGGCATACTCACGGAATTTCTTAGCGGACATACCATACAGGAAGCCAAAGTTAACTGCCTTGGCTTTCTTACGTTGGTCCTTTGTGACTTCCTCGAGTGGTACGCCCATCACATTGGAGGCAGTCTTCTGGTGTACATCAATACCAGTTTGAAAGCACATTTTTAGTGTTGGGTCACCACTCATGATAGCGGCTATACGTAGCTCAGCTTGTGAGTAGTCGGCTTCACATAATGTCCAGCCAGGTGGTGCACTAATCAAAGAGCGTACTAGCTTATTACGTGGCACCTGTTGGAGATTAGGGTCCTTGCAGGAGATACGGCCAGTCACTGTGCCATGCAGTAGGAAAGAAGGGTGTATACGGTTATCAATGCTGACCTCTTTCCACTTGGTAGGGAATTCCAGCAATTTCTTTTGCTCACGGTAAGACAATAACTCACCAATGATGGGGTGCTGGTCTTTCAACCGTGGTAGCACACTTTCACCATTGGTGCTTGGCTTACCTGATTTTGTGAGCTCTAATATCGGTAGTCCCATTTCATCATAAAGTAGCTTAGCTAATTGCTGTGAGCTATTCCAATTAATATCATCATGACCAGACAGTTCAGCTAATGTCTTCAAAGAGGCTTGCATACTACCAGAGAGTTGACTAATCACACTGTCTACTTTGTCTGGGTCTATGTATGCACCATGTAGCTCAACGTCTTCAAAAGCTCGTGAAGCGGGCATAATAAGCTTGTTAAACAATCTAGCCAAAGGCTTATCAGCCATAAGCTCCTTACGTTGTAAGTGATATAGCCGGAGAGTATAATGTACATCATAGGCATTATATTTGGCTAGCTTTCTCATATCTAGCTCATTAGCACCGTGGTCTTCTAAGGCATAACTAGGTGCATTGAGTAATACAGTAGCCATAGCTTTGAGCCCATTAGGTGTGTTTTCATTCAATAGAGCAGAGGCTAACATGGTATCAAAGGTCTGGTGAAATCTCCAACCCAGTTTGGTATACATCATTTTGTTATCAAACTTGCCATTTTGTGCTATCAATTTCTTGCCTTTTGTGACCTGTGAGACCTGCTCTAATATTTTGATAAGGTTTCTATCGTCAGAGGACCAAGGGGACCCGTCATGGTCAATTGGGATAACCCATTCAGCGCCATCAACGCCTAATCCTAAACAGGTAATTTTGACATCAGGGTCTAGTGGGTTAAGGCCTGTGGTCTCAATATCATAAGAGATAGCGTCAGCAGCAGCGAGTGACCTAATCATAGCTTTGGCTTTATTAGGTGTATTCACAAGAGTAAAATTAAGTACATTCTCATCTTCGATACGGCCACCGATGACCTTAGAGAAGGTGTTCCAATGTGCTTTAACAAGCTCCCACTTCTGTGGCTGTCTAAATGTGATTGCAGGGTCCATGCTGAACATATAGGTCCTATCATCAATAGTAGTATTCATACCAGCATTCTCTGTGATTTTACCTTTACCAAGTATAGCGGTCACAGCCATAGCACCAATACCAATCACATAATTAAATTTGTCTAATATAGGTACGATACGCTCCTTATATGATTCTTGTATTTGCTTCTTAGGTACCTTCTCAGTGACTAGCTGCTCACAGATATAGGCCGTAGAACATTCCTCAGGCTCTACACCTAATATGGCTATAAGCTCATTGAGTTGTTTCTTGATTCTACCAGAGAATGGTTTACCTGTGGCCTCATCAGAGTAACCAGGTTGACCCCCTAGTATAAGTATATTAGAGCATTTCTTAATATCTAAGTACATCATCTTACCACCTCGATACCAGCATACACAAGAGTTCTATAACCATTGTGCTTGCCATTGTATTCACTCATAATCACTACTTTCTTTACTCCCGCATTGATAAGTAGCTTAGCACAAGAGTGACATGGGCATACAGTCACATAGCATGTAGAGCCTTCGAGAGCGATACCTTTCCGAGCGGCATAGCTAATAGCCGAGGCCTCTGCATGAAGAGCATTAGTACAGTGGTGGTCACTGTCTTCTTGACAGCCAACTTCTGTACAATGTGGCATACCAGAGGGAGCACCATTGTAGCCCGTACATACGATTCTACCATCTAGTGTGAATACTGCCCCAACTTGAAGTTTAGGGCAGGTACCACGTTTGGACACAAGTTGAGCTATTTCTTTGTATAGTTCATCTCGTGCAATTCTTTCCATTAGAATACTCCTTTGATATCCTTAATGAATACATGGAGAGAGCCTATCCAGTGAGTAAATACACCCGGCCTTATTCCAAGCTTTTTAGCTATATGATGTTGCATAAGTACGGCTAAATACACATCATTATTGAAATGTGTAGCGAAGTCACTAGAGCGCTGTAGGTAGGTGATATTAAGCTTCCCTTTACGTATTTGGAATTGATAACCAAGAGTACAAGGTACACGAGATACACCACCTGTTTTAGTGATATCTTCCGGAGTCCAGACAGACATATAGGCTTGTCGGCTATACATATCATTTTCAAGGGTAGACACTACACGGTCTATTTGATTGAAGTCACTGATGCGGTCAGGGTAAGTATAACCAAACTTGCCTTCATCGTCTAGGAAATCGTCCCATACGTCTTTACGTAGTCTATAGGCTTCACCTGGATTCATGTGCTTACCAGAGATACGCTCCTGGAACTCAGCATCTGCCCATGGCTGTGTTGGTTGCATTTCAGAAGGGTTACTTGTATCATACACACAGTACATATAGTTCTGGAGCTCCTTAGTGGCCATCTGTGGGTCATCGCCAATATATTTATCTTGGTAGGTTTGTGTATGTACACCGATACCCATCTCAGCTAAATCACGTCTTACCTCTGAGCGTACTTCTCTAAAATCTTGGTATATTCTCATTTGATATATCCTTCTTTCTTTAATACTTTATAGCAGTAATCTAAATCATCACAATATGAGTAGTAGAATTCATGCATACGTCTTTGGGCACGGAATTTATCCTGGTGCTCTGGGTCAAGACTCGCATGGTGACCAATACAGTAAAGCATCTTATGTCTCCAATAGTCATGTGGGCATTTAACCACAAAATCCATAACCTCTTTGGCCGGCATGAATTGAAATAGTAAGATAGTGAATAGTCCTTGACTATAGGCAGACCCGAACGTAAAGTCTACATATTGTAGCTCTTTCCCTTTGATAAGTGGCGGTATGATATTATGATGGAGCCAATATAGGTCAGCACCGAACTTCTGGATAATCTCAGTAGAACGGTAATTCAGGAATACCCATGCTCTCTTCTTATCTACCACAAGAGTTAAGTTGTTTAAGCAATACCCTTGGGACTTAGCTCTTTTAGGTTTGTGACCAAAGTCAAATGTCAAGATACTAGCGCCCATATCACTCCTGAGGTCAAGCTTATCTAGGAACATTTGATAGCGTTCTTTATCTAAGTAGTTCCGTTCAAGATGTTTTATCTTGCTTTCATTACTACTATAGGATAAGTCCACAAGGTCATGTGAGCACCCTTCTAGCCAGTCATCACCGGGTATTCTAAATCTATGGCCAATACGTAGCTTCGTGAGCCCCTTTACAATCATGGGCTCCGAGCTATCATAGGCTAAGTCTTTAATTTGTTGTAGCCAATGTTCCGTAATGTTCATTAGTAGTTACTCCGTTGGCGGAACTTATTGACTTCATTCTTACGGAAATAGAGACCATATACCTCTTTGGCTGTGAGACCAGCTCTTACAAGTACAGCAAGTAGCATAAGTAGTGCTTCTTTCATGTAGCCGTAGAACTTGTCTTCATCGGTCATCATTTGTGATTGTTTCCATGGCTTATTTTTGAGGCAGTTCATAGCAAGACCCACCTTCTCAATGATGTGGTATTCAGTAACCGGCTTCATACCCATCACATATAAATTTCCTAGGTCCATGAGGTAGACTAATAGGTCAGTTTTTAGACCGTCTGGTCGGTATGATTCAGGGCTAAGACCAGCTAAGATTTGTTGCTCAACCATGAAGTGTAGAGCGTCAATCATTTCTTCTAGGTAGTGTTCATAGTGGTCTAACACATCACGTGCCTCAGTGGCTTCTGTGACTTCTTCTGTAATACGCCAAGCAAAGTCTTTCAATCGTGCTTGACCCTTAGAGTCATGGATATTTACAGGGCAGTCAGGTGTCTGGAGCAAGCCATTACGTTCTTCGATAGGGTGATATTTCACCATAAGAGCTGCTTGACGTTCGAAGATAGCTTCTAAGTAACCCCCTTGTGGGTAGTCTGTTGGCGCTGTAAAATCATTAATGTTCATTTTAGTGTTCCTCCAATCTGTCTAGTACACGTTGAGCATCTGGGTCTTTTGTGAAGTCATAATAAATCACATTATCCTTACCCAATAGCTTCTGTGCAGTTCTCATCAAGTTTCTATATGCTAATAAGCATTTAATGTCGTTCTCTTTGACACCGTCCATCTGTTCACGTTCATGGAATGTACCACGAATAACCTCTATACCTGGGTCACAATAGATAACCAACGGATGAGCATCTACTAGCATGAATAGTAAATCTTCTAGGTAGTTGCTGATGTCACTATACCCACGTATGATATTGCCATAGACAGTCTCACTGAATATAGGGAATCTATCGTAGATTCTGCTGTCAGTGCGAGCTAGCTCATCTTTACACCATTGAACGTGTTCAGCACATGGGCCGGGTGAGACTACTACCTCGTGATGAGGTAGGTAGCTCGACAGTTTTTTAACTAAGGTGGACTTACCGGTGTTGTCCATGCCTTCAATGATTATGAGTTTCTTCATTGGCCTGGTTTTCCTCCTTAGCTTTTTCTTTCTCTACTGCGTTTATTACTTCTTTAAGTAATGGTACATCAAGATATTGGAGTGTTTCTAATGTGGCGATAGATAATGGTACATTATTACCATTCGCAAAGCAAGAGAAAGCCTCCTCGTCACCCCGTTTATCTAAATAGAGTACGTTCTTTTGGCCACTAGCTGAGTATGCTGTCATAATGGCCTCTGCAAACTCCATATTATCTTCTGGGAATCGTAGTAAGAGTTGATACAACAAGGTATACATAGCATGAGCTATTTCTTTACCTTGTAACTCCTGGTCAATAACTACTGTAAGATTATTGTCTTTCTCTAGTACAATCTTCATCTTAACCTTCTTTCTGCCAAAGATGATTGGCGTTTTTTACATTAAAGTCACGGGTACTAATACCGCATACAGAGCAGTTTTTAGTACCTAAATGGTTGTTGGTAATGAAAGTACGTTCTTGACCACAGTATGGGCACCAGTACTTACTACCTCTGTGCTTATAACCAACAGGCGGCTCACCATTGCCATCATTGTTAACTATCATAGCTCTGGTATTCCCATCTCTCATGCGATTAGCCACCTCTTGTGCAATCGGTAAAGCTAGGGGCTTTGTTTCAGCCTTCTTACCATTTCTTGATACAAATACCTTGTACATATTTACCTCCTTTTAGTAGCTACGATAGTAGCAATACAAGTATTGGTTATGCTCATATTATATCACCCCGAAAGTAATTTGTAAATAGTAAAATTCTACAAAATGATTGACAATTTATAGTAGCATATTTATAATGTAATCATACAACAATATCTATATTATATACATTATAAAGGTGGTGAGACAGTGCTGATAAGTACCAATGAAGTCGCTAAGCGCTATGGTGTAACTAATCGCCAGGTGCTATATGCTATTCGTATGAAGAAGATTAAGGGTAAAAAAGTAGGTTGGTCATGGGTGTGTGATACGAGGTATCTACCTGAAAAGTGGCCCGTTAGAGGTTATAATAATGATTGATATTTTATTCAAAGTGTGGAACGCTCAGAAAGTGCATGGGTATGTAAGTATGAGCGAGAGGAACACTAACCTCTCTAGCACCGAGGATGGTTACTGGAGTGACCGTTCGTGGAAGTGGCCACAGGATAAAGCTAAGGTGCAAGAGTGGTATAGTGAACATAGCCAGAAGGACGGCTATGATATTTACTGGAGCCCAGCCGTGTATAGTAAGCCAGGTAGACACCAGCAAGATGTGATAAGTCACAATGTGTTCTATGCTGACCTTGACCCTGTGGACCCACGCACCATAGGTACAAAGCCAAGTGTAGCCTGGGAGAGCAGTCCAGGTAGGTACCAGGCTGTGTGGCTCTATCAGAATGACCTCAGTGTAGAGGATTGGCTCGCAAGGAACCGCAATCTTTCCTATGCTGTGGGCGCTGACAGAAGTGGCTGGGACCTGACCCAAGTGCTGAGAGTACCAGGTGGTAAGAATCATAAGTATAAGCCCGTGGTGACAGGTAAACTCTTATGGCAGAGGTGGGACAACCTTGATAGTGTGCCAGAGAGTGAGGTAGAAGTAGTAGTTGATGAGGTAAGTACGCACGAGAACCTCTTGCTACGACTGCTCACTAAGTACAAGCGAGAGATACCGGCCAAGGTGAGTCGTATGCTACAATATCCACCAAGTCGTATTGAGCCTGGTCATCGCAGTGATATGCTATGGTACCTAGAGAGTGAACTCGTGAAGTCACAGATACCGCTAGAGGACATAGTGGTTCTTATCCGTGATAGCGCTTGGAATAAGTATCGTGGCCGCTCTGACGAGCAAGAACGTATCTACACAGAGGTCAGCAAGGTGTACCAACAGAGCATACAAGGTACGCTCCGTGTGAAAGAGCCTGTGGACGATGTGCTATCAAATTATGAGGACATCATGGGAAGCCTCGTAGATAGGCCTGGTTGGTTGATTCGTGATATATGGATGAAGAACAGCCATGGTATTGTTGCTGGTGAGCCTAAGACCTATAAAAGTACTATCACCACAGATATAGCCGTGAGTGTAGCGAGTGGCGCTAAGCTATGGGACAAGTATGAGGTAGAAGACCCAGGGCCTGTGCTTATCATACAGAACGAGAACGCCCCATGGATAGTGAAGAGCCGCCTTGAAGCTATCATAGAGAGCAAAGGCTTAGTGGGTAATGTCGTACAGAATGGCCGAACGCTCACTATCACATGGCCTCCAGTGTTGCCTATCTATCACATCAATAACAGTGGTTTCTCGCTCGATAGCTCTGAGGACTGTGATATGCTGATGAGTTATGTGGAGAAGATACGGCCAAAGCTACTGATACTTGACCCACTGTACCTGATGTTCGAAGGTGACATAAACTCCGCCAAGGAGTTATCGCCAGTGCTCCAGTTCTTGCTCAGTGTACGTGATACCTATGGGTGTAGTATCATGGTCATTCATCACTGGAACAAGAATGGCTCTAGTAGTCGTGGTGGGCAGAGAATGCTAGGTAGTGCAACGCTACATGGCTGGACTGATAGCTCGCTCTTCCTCAGTAGAGACGAAGGCGATGTAGTCATAGAGCGAGAGTTCCGATGCGCTAGCAGTGGTGGTAAGCTTGTCCTGCAGGTTGACGCTGACGAGGTAAGGTACAGGGTTAGGGTAGGTGAGCAGAAGGCTGACGGTGAGGATAGTGTGGGTGTTGTGCTTGACTATCTCAGCATGTACCCTGGTGGACAGAGGTTGTCTGACATCGTGCGAGGGACAGGCCTCACCAAGTATGAGGTCAGCAAGGTGCTCACAGGAGATAGCCGTGTGAAGAGGAAAGGAGCTCTGTATAGTCTATGATGACAGCGATAGGACGCCTAGGGTATAGGTGGGTAAATGTCTATGACGACAGGTGGGAGTGTGAGGGCGAGGACTTACCTCGTCTGGTGATACCCGCCAACAAGAGTTATAGACCTGGTAGGTACAGGATAGGCACAGTCTGCACAGATGGTGGCTTGAAGCGTCTGGAGGGTGTACGTGCCAGCAAAGGTACAGGTAGATACGTGTGGGTAGGTACACCTCTGCTGGCTAACATGGCCATGGCAGGTGTACAGGTGTTCACAATCACTAACTATGGTGATGTCATCAGTCAACCCAGCGAAGGTCACATGCCTATTGTGTGGGGTCACAGGTATGAAGAGCCACTGTTCGAAGGTATACTGAGCGGTCATTATCGTATAGAGGTTGATAGTCGTTGTAGGGTTAAGAACTGGTACCGAATCCTCAAAAGCGAGAGATGGCCACAGAGAGCCTATAACGTAAAGCAATGGGGTGATGACTATAAACGGAAGATGACAGATGGCTATAAAGTTGCCTCAGCTGACCCACAAGGGCGGAGACGTGTCGAGGTGGTATATTTAGATGGCGAGGACGAGGAAGACGCCCCATGGACGATAATTCGCTATTTGAGGAGCGAAGGTTGGACCACAATACATAAACGAGGGAATCTGGTGCGTTGTACGGGCAGAGATGCTCCGTTCCTGTTGTGTGGTAATGCTGATTGGCATATACGGGACGGTGTCTACTACGTAGAGCAGGAAGGCAAAAATCGTGATTATTCACCACTGAGAATGGTGCAAATAGCATAGAGGTATGATGTGATTTACCACCAAGACGCGAGCATAGGCTATAGAGTGATATCTATGGCCTATTCTTTTTGCAGTCTTTAGGTAGGTGGTAAAGGTACACTGGGTGGTGTAGTGGGTGAGGTAACGCTCGCATGACCTGAGCGCCAATCTTACGACAGGTACGGCATAGTGTACTTGCTGAGATGGCGAAGGTCCAAGTGGCCAAGTCAATTTTGTCCGTGTGCACTGTACATCGCCAGCGCTGGATTCTGTATTGGCGTCCCATCTTTCATCAGGCTCTAACGGTACTATGCGGTGTCGGAGCGTTTTTTCGAACATATGTAGCAAACAGGATTCGCCCACACTACCTCCGTAACTTCGCCGCTCATAAAATACATTTTTTCCAAATTTTTCCAAACGATTTGTCCGGGACTCCTCGCCAGCCACATTGATAGCATGAACGCCAGTGCAGTCACCATTTTGGAAAAAATTTGGAAAAAAATGGAAAACTTTTTCCAAAATATTTTTGGGACTTTCGCCGGCGCACTCCAATAGAGAACGCCACCACAATTATGAAATTTTTTGGAAAATTTTTGGAAAAAGACTGGCAAAAATTTTCCAAAACTTTTTCCAAAAATTTTTGGCCTCGAGGACTTAATCACACCAAAGGCAATTATGAATTTTTCGCACCAGGTCATAATTTTTTTGGAAAAAATGACGTATTACTACGTAATACGATATACGTAATTTACGTTACGTATTTCGTACATCGTATCAGTAGTACCCCACCAATCCGTAAACTACGAAGAATTTTCTATTTGACACAAGACCACCCTCATATGCTATAATGTGAGCAATGAACTGATGACATAACTAGGAGGATAAAATGGAGACTAAAATTTGTGAACTCTTTAAACCCAAAGGCTTGGTGCAAAACCAACCTGTGATGTACAACCGCCAAAGCAAGTTTATGAACGCTCGCTGGCTCATTGGTCACTATGCTTGCCAGATAAATGGTGTGGATTATGTGTACCTTGGTGGCCGTACCTCATACACACAAGAAGGCATGATTGCTGTTGATGAGGTGATACCACTATGATTAAGCAACGCAAAATGATACCCCATGACGCTGGCCCTGTACCTGTGAATACACCTGTATTCTACCAACCGCTCTACTCTGATGTGTGGATACCTGCTCACTACGCCGGTCGCAAAGACGGCAAAGATTATGTGTTCAGCTGTGGGCGTACCTCACACACTACTCGTAGTGTTGTACCCGTGCGAGAGTGGGTGAAGAAATGAAGCTTACAGATGAACAGGTAGAGGGCTGGAAGGAAGCGTACCATGACAGCTTGAAGAAAAAGAGTAATAAACCGGGTGGTGTAGACCCTGTGGGTACATGGAAACCTAAGGGGGGTAAGAAACCTGTGTACCGTTGGGGTGATGACAAACTAGACCACTACCGCTGATTGGTTGTGTACAATGTAGCGAAGAATTTTCTATTTGACACTACCAAAAATCAATGGTATAATGTGAGCATAACCAATACTATTTGTTTAACCATGAAAGGAGGCAAACACCATGGCAAAAGCAAAGAAAGAAGCAGCAGTAGTTACTATCGCTGATTTAGCAGCTGAGTACGAACTCGAAGGCAAGGATATCCGTGCCGTAGCTCGTAAAATCGGCTTGAAAGCAACTCCCTGTGAGCAAGATGGTTTTGGCCCTAAGTCCAAATACCAATGGGACGCTGATTCCGAAGAATTAGCAGACCTTCGTAAAGCTATCGAAGAAAAACTAGCTTAACCGTATACTTCCCTATACAACACACACTAACTAAACCTCTATAAATACTTTTCAACACAGCTCAACTCTCCTCTGAGCTGTGTTTTTCAGTGTTCAAACTCTGTTTATAAAACTTTTATATTTTTACTGTTGACAGAGTTAAAAACTTATGATATGATGAACTTGTACCCGACAGGGTATTTTTTCTTTAGGATTGTGGGGTGATACTATGAAAAAACGGCCTCGCAGCAAAAAGAGCAAGCGCCCTGAGGCAAATGTTATCATAGCACCTGAGACCGCCCTTCCCGCTCAAAATAGGTACAAAAATAAGCTACTTATGGACCAGCTTCCACCTGACATCATGGGCTTTATACTCGAACATGATAACCTTGACGCTCAGCAGATGGTCTATGAAGGCATGATAGTACAATACACTATGATTGTGCGAGCGTTGCGATTCTTGACCATGTGTGAAGAAGCAGGCGATATCTACGTCTCTAAATACTTCGCTAATCTCATGCGTGCAATCAGCCAAGCAAATGCAACTCTTGCTAGTATGGCTGTACAATGGAAGCGTCTACTCGCTGACGATATACTCAACGAAGAGCAACGTCTACGAGTGGCTAAGCTTCAAATGGAGATTAAGTTGCTAGACCGAGACACTGACAAAGGTAACCTCCGAGACCTTGTCAATACGCTCAAAGCTGCCATGGAGGTTGAAGATGATTGAGTTTGGCAAATGGGGTCCTAAGCATTTGGAGTTCATATGCTGCCCAATTCATAAAGATGCCAGAATCAACATACTAGACGGTAGTGTTCGTTCTGGTAAAACTGTGGCCATGATTCCTAAATGGCTATCCTACATCGAGCAAGGTCCACCTGGACTATTGCTGATGACGGGTGTCTCCAAAGATACTCTCTATGATAATGTGCTCAATGACCTATTCGATACCGTAGGCCAAGAGAACTACACCTATAACCGTCAGACCGGTGACCTGGTGCTCTTTGGCCGTAAGATTAAGGTCATAGGTGCGAAGGACGAAGGCTCCGAGAAATATCTACGAGGCAAAACACTTGCTGGAGCTTACTGTGATGAAGTCTCACTCATGCCTGAGCGATTCTTCAACCAGTTGCTCAATAGAATGTCTGTGGCTGGCTCTAAGCTGTATGCTACGACCAACCCAGACACACCTTTCCACTACCTGTATAAAAACTTCTTGACTGATGAAACCAAGCTATCTTCTGGTATGGTTAAACGCTACCACATGCTACTAGACGACAACCCGAACCTAGACCCAGAATACTTGCAATTTATCAAGAGTGCTTATACAGGTATGTGGTATAAGCGAATGATAGAGGGCCAATGGGTGAACGCCGAGGGCCTTATCTATGATTCTTTCAATGAGTCCATGGTGTATGAAACTCTTCCTACCTGGGACTATAATGTGGACTACTTCATAGCGATTGACTATGGTACCACTAACCCTATGGTATTCTTAGAGATTGTGGATACTGGTGATGACTCCTATGTAGAGCGTGAATACTACTGGAATTCACGTGTAGAGCAACGCCAGAAATCTGACAATGAATACCTCCAAGACTTGTTGAAATTCATGGGCAATGCTGATAAGTATACCGCTGTCATCATTGACCCATCCGCTGCTTCCTTTATTGCGTTGCTCCGTCAAAATGGCATTGTGGTAATCGAAGCAGATAATAGTGTGCTAGATGGCATTCGTCTGATGAGTACGATGTTTAATCTAGGCAAGCTGAAAGTGAATAAGTCTTGTACTAACTTCCTCCAAGAGTTATCCGTGTACCAATGGGACGAGACCTCAGCATTGAAAGGTATTGAGAAGCCTGTGAAAGCGAATGACCATGCCTGCGACGCTTGCCGATACTACTGTAAGACGATTGTCCAAGAATGGAGAATGCCTAGCTTATGAGTAAAAGACGTAAGAAAAAGACTGTTGTAGTCAATGACGGATTCTCTAACCCGGCCACACGTGCTGGAGCTGGTATGCCTAATGTTCTCAATCACACTATCTACCCATTAGAGCGTAAGTCCTGGGACTACCAGAAACTGACTGCACTCTATCGTAACCACTGGGTTATCCAGAACATGGTGAATGTGGTGCCACAAGATATGCTTAAAAACGGCTATGACCTTGTGACTACACTATCACCAGAAGACCTTGATAAGGTGTGGTCTTTACTTCGTAAGAAGCGAGTGGATACTAAACTTTATGAAGGTCTCGCATGGGGTAGATTGTATGGCGGTGCTATTGGTGTCATGATTATCAATGATATGCAAAATCTAGACCAACCAATAGACTATGATACACTTATGCCTGATTGCTTTAAGGGTATCTTGATTCTAGACCGTTGGGTGGGTGTAAACCCTTCTAGTGAGCTAGTCACTGACCTAGATAGTGAAGAACTTAACTTACCAAAATATTACCAAGTCAACCTAGAAGACGGCTCAGCTGTGAAAATACATCATAGCCGAGTACTTCGCTTTATTGGTCGTAAAATGCCAAAAATGGAAGAGCAAGCAGAGCAATACTGGGGCACCTCGCTGATTGAGCATATCTTGCCAGAGCTTGAAAAGCGGGATAATGTGTCCTGGAATGTGGCTTTGCTTACTTTTATGGCTAATATGAGGGTAATGAAAGCCCCGGGCGTTAGTTCAATGATGTTAAGCGGTACAGACGCTGCCCGTGATAAACTTTACAACACAGTGAGTGCTGTAAATGAAATCATGAATAACAATGCTCTCATGTTGCTTGATGAGAAAGCTAGCTATGAATCACATCAATATACGTTTAGTGGTATTGGTGAGGTTTATGATAGGTTTATGATGGATGTTAGTGGTGCCTGTGGTATTCCTGTGACTAAACTCTTTGGCCGCTCACCAGCGGGCATGGATGCTACCGGTGAATCTGACTTACAGAACTACTATGATAGAATCGAGGGTGACCAGCAAACACAACTCTTGCCAGTGCTAGAGAAATTGATACCAATTATCTTTATCTCTGCTGTGGGTGCTGTCCCTGATGATTTACAAATAGTATTCAACCCAGTAAGACGGCCTACTGACGATGAGAAGTCTGACCTTGGTGCTAAGCAAACCTCAGCGGTAGTAGAAGCATTTACAGCCGGACTTATCAGTCAGCAAACAGCTCTCCGTGAGTTACAGCAATCCTCTGACGTCACCGGAATGTGGTCTAACATTACTGATGAAATTGTAGAGAAAGCTGATACTGAGACTCAGCTGATGGGTGAGGAGGTGCCGGATGTTGAACAGGCGCTTGGAGCTACAAGTACAGAAGGAGCTCCTAAAGATACTCAAAAAGGCCAAGGTACTGATTCTGAATGAGCAAAAGCTCAAAGCATGGGTCAATAGTACACAGTTCCAAGAGTATACCATTAGCTTAGCTTCTCGTATTGTGAGCAAATTGCTTGGCGGTTATCGTAGACAATACCCACAACTTTACCGGCTTATCAGTAAAGAGCGTAGGGCTACGATGATACAAACCCAAGTACTAGAGACTGCCCGTCTGATACGCTCTATGCCATTGAACATGGCCCAAGAGATATCTGTACAAATTGCTAACCAGCACCTAAAAGGTGTGAGGGCTACAACACTTGCCGCTGAAATATTAGAGAAATACCCACAACTCTCTAAGGCAAAGGCTAACCTTGTGGCTAGGACAGAAGTGGCTCGTACTAACACTATGCTCCTAGAAAATGACTGCCATGAAGTTGGAATTGGGTGGTATATCTGGCGGTCTACTCATGACGTTCGCACTCGTTCATCTCACAACCATATGGACGGTGTGGTGTGTTCATGGAGTGACCCACCTAACCCAGAGAAACTAGCTGGGTCTAGTAAAGACTATGGGTCATACCATCCAGGTTGTATATTTAACTGCCGTTGCTTTCCGTCTCCTTTGGTGACAGCAGACCAAATACCTAGCAACCTACAAGTCCACCTTCATGGCAAAATAGTACGACTCTCTAAAAAGGAGTTTATACAAAAATATTGGAAGGAGGTATTGTGATTGAACTTTGACAAGCTAATAGCTTGCTTTGACGCTGATTGGGACGAATCTAAGCATCCACGTGCTAAGAATGGCCAATTTGGTAAGAAAGGCAGCGGTGGTAGTACATCGACTGGCTCTAAGGAGAAGAAATCTTCTACGATGAGCAAGTCTTACAAAGCTCTTTCGCCGAGTCAAAAGGCGGATGCTAAATCACACGTAGCTAGCCAAATCAAATCAATGAGCAAAGAGAAACAAATTTCTGTTGCTAATCGTGTGTTGAAAGCACAAGGCAAAGAGCTAATCGTTGCCAACAAAGACGGCACTTATACGTGGACTAACAAAGGTGAACGTGTGACCACACAGAAGCCACCTCGTATCAAGTCAGACAAGCTAGCTAGAGCGATTGTCTCCAATGGTTACGCTGTACCTGGTATCAAAACTGGCGTAAGTACTAACACTGCCGCATCAGCTACTAAGCCTAGTAAATCAGAGTCATCTGGTGGTATCACTAGTGAGCAACTAGCTGCTGCTAGACGACTATCATCTAAGATGAATGGTGGTAATGGCGGTTCTAAATCCCATAAGGATTTTATCAATACTAAGCTTACACCTAAGCTACGTCAATCATTAGAACGTAACCTAGGTGAAGCAGAGGACAACCTTTATAGACGTTCCCATGATGAAGGCTGGAGGATGAAGCGCTCTGACATTTACCAAGTAGCTACTTTGGTAAAGCAAGGTCTACGTAGTATGGCTAGTAATACTGATACTCTTAATAAGATTGTAGGTGTAATTCGTATGTTCCCAAAAAAGGGTGATATGAATGGTGATATTGCTGACCGGCTCATAAAAGAGCTACATAAAATTCATAAATAGGTGATACCATGGCAAATAGTTACTATGGCTCCAGAATCAGTGACAATCTAGCTAAAACACCTGAGGGGTTCCTTGTATGTCATAATGTACCTGTTGCTAGAGTTGGTACACAGGAATACCTGGGTCATGAGGTTGGTAAACCTGATAAAGATATTGTGACTGTATACCGCAGACCAGACGAAGTCTTTAAAAAGTCTGCTATTGACTCCTTTGAGGGTAAACCTGTAACGAATGACCATCCACCTAAATTGGTTGAGGGTGGTGACGCTATGGCGTACCTCAAAGGTGTCTGTAAGAATGTTCACAGAGGTACTGGCGATGATTCAGATAAAGTTGTTGCTGACCTTGTGATATATGACCCAATGCTTATCTCCCTTATCGAGAATGGTAAACGTGAGATAAGTGCTGGTTATACTTGCTCCTATGCTGACTACAACGGCGAGCTGGAGCAGGTTGATATTGTGGGAAACCACATCGCTGTTGTAGACAAAGGCAGAGCTGGAAACTCTGTTGCTATCCGTGATGAGAAGCCTACAAGGAGGAAGAAGATGGCAAAGAAAAAACAAAGCATTCTGGACAGAATGTTCCATGTCTTTGTGAATGACGAAGACACAACTCCAGAGGACATCAAAGAGGCTGCTGACGCTGTAAACGAACTCGAAGAGGAGACAACTGACGATACTCCTACTACTGAGGACCCAACAGCAAAAGCTATCCAAGATGCCCTAAAACCAATCATGGACCGTTTAGAAGCACTTGAAGCTACTAAGGACTCTGATGATGATAAGGAAGACTTCGTTGAGGACTCTGATGATGACGAGGACGAAGAATTCCTTACAGATGCAGACGAGGACGAAGATGACGAAGTCAACGACGAAGACGGCGAAGCATCCCCAGAGGAAATTGCTGAGCATTTAGACCATGATACTGTGGCCTATATGTTAAAAGCTATCCGTCCGCAAGTAGCACGTATGCCGGCAAAAGATGCACAGGCTATCACTAAGACTTTAAATCAAGCGCTTAAACGTCAACCTACCAACGATTATGACAAGCTTTTCAATCATGTAACCAAAACTAAAAACACACCTGAAAAAGGTGCATTTGGTGAAGCTTGCCGTTCCCGTAACCCACATTACAAAGGAGGTAACAAATAATGCCAGGAAAAGTTATTGGTAAATCTTTAAATTATGGCTATCCAGGTCAAATCGCACGTACTGGCGATGAAGTATCCCGTACATTCCCAGTTAAATCTGGTACAATTAACTTTGGTCAAGCTGTACAACTTAACGCAGATGGCCTAGTGATTCCATTTGCTGGTGAGTTCGCTGGTGTAGCTATGAGACGTGTGAAGTCTGCATTATCCTACATTGGTCAAAACCTTGGTCAATACATCGAAGGAGATGCCTGTGATGTGTTAGAACGTGGCTCTATCACTGTTAAGGTTGTAGCTGGTACAGCTAAACCAGGCGGTAAAGTATACGTATATAAAACAGCAGCAGCTGGTAAAGCTGTTGGTGACTTCGCAGCTTCGGCAGATGCAACAAACACAACTGAGCTAACAGATGTGAAGTTTGTTACTACTGCTGACGCTAACGGCGTTGCTGAAATCGTTATCTTAAATCGTAAAGGGCTATAGGAGGTTAAAGTATGACATTCCCTAAATTTGGTGGCAACCCAATGCCTGTAATGGACGCTTCTGCTATCACTTCTGGCTTAGCGTTCTTGGAGTCTGAACTTGAAAAGAAAGACTCTATGCTTCGTGAACCTTTGCAGTCCACTACTTATCCCCGTGATATCACCATTCAATCTGGTGGTGGTTGGGTAGAAGCTACTTCCGCATTTAATGTGGACTACGGTGTGACTGGTGGCTCTGGCTCTGGTGCCGTAGGTGGCGTAGCTAATGCTATCCGTTCTATCCAAGCTAACGTAGGTAAAGACCTATTCAAGGTATTACCTTATGAAGTAACTATGAACATTAAGTATGTTGATGTTCAACGTGGTATGGTTACTGGCCGCTCTATTGAAAAAATGTACAATGACGGTATCCGCTTGGACTTTGATAAGTTCATGGACTCCAATGTATATATTGGTAATGCTGAGTACGGTACACAAGGCTTGGTTAACCAGCCTAACATTACTCCAGCTTCTGTTAAAGTGAACGCAGCTTCTAAAACAGAATGGGTAAACAAAACCCCACAAGAAATTCTTGATGACATCAACGAAGCTATTCTAGCTGCATGGGAAGCTTCTGGATATGATGAATCTGCTATCCCTAACCATATCTTGTTACCGCCTGCACATTATACCCGCTTGGTAAATACAACTCTTGCAGTAGCTGGAGTTGCTTCTGGTGGTATTTCTTTATTGAACTACTTGCTTGAAAACAACCTAGCTAAGTCCAAAGGTGTGGATTTATTCATTGGCGAGTGTCGTTGGTGCATTGGTGCTGGTGCTGCTGGTAAAGACCGCATGATTGCTTACCGCAATGAGGAACGCTTTGTGGGTATGGACTTGCCTGTTGAGCTCAGCCGTGCTATGACTCAACCTGACCCTAACACTGCTTCTTATGTATCTTTATTTGTAGCTAACGTAGGTCAAGTTAAAGTTCATTATGTTGAGCCATTTGTATACCGTGACGGTATCTAAGGAGGTAAATTATGGTACGAATCTTTGCACGTAAAGCCGTTGGCTTCCGTAATCATGAAACCAACCAGATTATCCCAGTACGGGCATTAGACTTTGCTGAGTTACCTGATTGGGTTGAAAAAGACCCCATGTTTGATTGGGCAGTACAGGACGGCACTATTGATGTGATTGAGGGCTCTGGTCCAAAAACGGAAAAAACAATGCCACAAGGCGCTCCAGATACTCAACCTGAGGGTAACCCAGGGGGAGACCCTTCTACTGACCCTGAGGACTTAAATTCGCTCTCTAAGGACGAGTTAAAAGCAAAAGCTAAGGAATTAGGCTTACCTTATTCTGGTAAATCTAAGGATGAGCTTATTGAAGCAATTCAACAAGGTGAGTAATCATGTGGCGCCTAGCAGAACTCCATGCTGTAATAGCTAGAGCTGCTGGTATGTATTCCACAACTGATAACCCTGAGTACACGAGTGATAACTTTCTAGAAGCTTACCCACAATTCTCTATACTTGATACAAGTGTAGTAGATGCGTGGGTAGGTATCGCTCATCAGTGCGTTAAATACTCCTTGTGGGATAAAACTTGGGAGTTGGGTATGGGTTTATTCATAGCCCACTTCCTTACTTTATATCAACAAACTATGGAAGAAGACTTAGACAACCCTGTACTTTCTAAGGGTTTATCTAAGGGCCTCATAACTTCTGAGTCTGTGGGTGGAATGAATGTCTCTTATGACCTAGGCTCATTTACAAGTGAGTTTGACGGGTGGGGCACTTTTAAACAGACTATATTTGGCCAACAGTACGTCCATTTCTTACAGATGATGGGCGGCTTCTTTGTATTAGTATGGTGATGAAAGTAACCAAGCGCTCTTTGATAAAGCCTAGGAGTATACTCACTAAGCTTAGCAATGTGGACTTGTTAGTAGGTATACCGCAAGAAACTGATGACAGAAAAGATAGTGAAATAGGTAATGCTGCATTACTTATGCTCCATACTGTTGGTAGTCCAGTGCAAGGTATTCCACCTAGACCTACTATACAGCCTACTATAGCGAAACACCAGTCTTTTATTAGAAAATCTCTCTTTACTGCACTAGAAGAATATACAAAGACTGGTAGTGACGCTAAGCTCCGTGCTTTGGGTATGTATGTGGCTTCACAGATTAAAGAGTTCATTAATGACCCAAACAATGGTCTTACGCCAAACAGCCCTAGGACTATACAAAGAAAAGGCTCTTCCTTACCGCTGGTAGATACTGGTGAGATGAGGAATAGCATAACCTATGTGATTAGAAAGAGGTAGCATATGATTGATATTTCTTTCCTACTTTTACGCTCAGCCTTTACCACTAGCTTTACGTTAATAGAGTCAGTAGGTAAGTGGGTGAACGGCAAGTGGGTGGTGTCAGAAGGCCAAGAACGTATACTTCATGGCGCTGTATCACCTACATCACAGAAAGACCTTGAACGAATGCCAGAGACTTCTCGCCTAGAATGTACAACTACCTTCTGGGTTAAGGGTGCTACTCACTTAAATATTGACGCTAGCCACCCACCAAGAATCCGGTATCAGGGTGCTACCTATACTATCACGCAAGAGGAAGACTATTCAAATCATGGCTTCACAAAGTTATATGGTAAGAAATTAGGGGGTATATAATGAAGTACAATGAGTTATATACCCTTTTAAAGTCTTGTATCTGTGATTGCTTAGTCGTTGATATTGATAGCGGTAAAGTCCGTGAAGCTTATCAACAATCAGACGCACCACAGTTCACTATTAATGATGATGTAATTATCACTTATCTCACTGAGAAAGATGATAGCTATGCTCATCAACGTAATGTCTCTTATAGTGATAGTAGTAACTCTGTTATTCGTCACCATAAAGGCACTAGGGTGTGGTCTTTACATTGCTATTGCTATGGTCCAAACGCCTATGACAATGCGGACCTTATCCGTAGTAAGATATTGACACATGCCTTGAAATCCAAGTTACACTCTAATGGTGTAGCTATTGTACCTGAAATTCCAACTATTGTCAATACACCTGAGCAGGCCCAAGGTCAATGGTGGACAAGGTATGATATTACTTTGGTATTTAATGAGTCTTATGATTATACTGAGGACGTTGGTACGATTGAACATATCAATACTACTGTGAGTATTGCTAAATCACCGGACCCAGCGACACCAGATAAACATAGGGCCACTCATGATATGTTTAACACTAACCGATAGGAGGACAAATGCCAACTAAACCTTTACAACTCAATGAGGTAGTTAACTTTGTGGTTAACCTAGCTCAGCGCTCTGCTCAACGTAAAGCCTTTAATGTTATGCTCCTCGTAGGTAAGAACTCTGTGATTCCTAAGGAAGAACGTGTACGAACTTACACTACACTAGAAGCTATGCTTAGTGACGGCTTTACTGTAACTGACCGACTATATAAAGCTGCTGCTTTGATTAAAGCACAGTCTCGGTCTCCAGTGAAATTCTGTATTGGTACACAAGATACCAATGAAACCATGGTACAAGCTATTACTGCTTGCCGTGAAGCTAATTATGAGTGGTATGTAGTGGTACCTTGTGCTGAGCTTACTGTTCAGCAGCATCTAGACTCTATGGCTTATACTAATGCTTGTAACCCTGATACTGTGTATGCTTTTACTTCTAAGGCTGCCGAAGACTTACAAGGTGCTGAT